TCAGATACAAATGAAAGCCTCTGAGGCATTCTTGGCGCGGGGTGGAGCAGCCCGGTAGCTCGTCAGGCTCATAACCTGAAGGTCGCAGGTTCAAATCCTGCCCCCGCAACCAACAAAATACCTCATACATATCAAAGACTTACAGCGAAAATCGCCGTGTTTTTGCGCGAGAACATTTCCTGCATTCGACCGCAACAAACCGCAAACAAAGGCGGAACAGGTGGTTCGATTTGCACAGAGCCGTTGGCGCTACGTTGGCGGTAAACTGCGAGGATATGTCAATGTCGGGGCTGAGCTTCGCTGCGGTACGCCCAATAATCGGCTCAACCGTAGAGCATTCTTCCCATGACCCCAAGTGTAGTGCCGAGCGTCGGCCATGACGCTGGCGTGAGCAACCGAGAAGCAAGGAGCAAGCAGATACGAGCACAGCAAGGCTTGCAGCGCTTGTGTCGCCGTGACTATATGTAGGATACAGTTGCGCCGCGCGGCGAGTTCACCGGATCTTTACATGTCGTGGTGACAGTTGGTTGCGGCACAGGGAGACAGGAATTGGCATTTGTTGCGAAAAGTGGAAAGCACGCCATCGTAGAGGTCGTGTTCGGTTTCCAATTGTCGCGTCCATGGCGCCCGAGCGAAATCGAGAAACTCGCCCAGAACCATGACCGTTGGAAAGAGGCCCTTCCACGGCTGGCACGGCACGAAGTTCAACAATTCATGATCGGCGAGGGCGTCCCCCAGGCAATCTCTTTACCCGGCGGTCCAGGCATTTCGTTCGAGCGTATCAAGCCGAACGGCGATCTTGCTTGGCGGCTGCGCTGTGAAGGCAGCTCGATTTTCGTGAACTGCCTCGAATACACGCGCTGGCAGGAAGCTTGGGCAACCGCTTCTGCCCAGATGCGCGCTGTACTTGAAGTTGTTGGGGCGGAGAAGGTGTCCGTCGCAGGCACGCTCCTGCAGTATATTGATGTCTTCGACTGGCTGGCTGATCCCAAGGGCTACGACATTTCCGAGCTTCTCGACTTGGAAAGTGACTACGTTCCACGAGCCGCGCGCAACTACGGCCTTGCTTGGCACCTACACCAAGGCTGGTTCGAGCCTGTCATCGAGCCGGTGGCCGGAAGGATTCTGCACAAAGCCCATTTCGACGCGCTTCCCAAAGATGAAGCGGGCCATCCGACCGTAAGACTTGATACGCTTTTACGATCTGATTTTGATGGCCCTATCTCGGCCCAAAGCTTCTTCGATGAAGGCTCCGCTCTCGAAGGAATGTTCATCGACATGCACAATAGAAACAAAAGGTTATTGTCGAGTTTCCTGACGAAAGCCATTTGTGAAAAGATTGGACTGGAGGAAAAGAAATGACGGTATCCCCGGCACTGGATGACTTTTCCACATACAAGCGATGGCCTGTTGACGAATGGGCAGGCGCCGATGAAACTCAGGAAGTCGAACGCGACGCAAGCAAAGCCGCACGGTTAATGAACATGTTGGCGGGCATCGCCGTAACAACGCTGCCGGCTTTGGCAGTGCAGGCGGGTCGGGCGGAAACTTTCGCTGACTACTCTGTCCTTGGCCGGGGCATGCTGATCCCCAGCTTCGCCGCCTCGTCCCCAACTGCTGCGCTTCCCGCGCCTCTGCCTTTCCTTGAGGCTCACTATGAGATGCTGGCCTACCGGGACTTGGAAGATGGTTGGGATGACATTTCCAGCGTTGGCGTCTCGAGAAACGCTGCTGATCTGGCGCTCGAGTTCCTTGCGCTCCTGCCGTCCGATTTGAACCCTCCCGAGGCGTCGGCATCCGGCGATGGAACGGTCGATTGGTATTGGCGGAATGGCCGCTACGCGGCGACCGTTACCTTCTACCCAAACGGTCGCGTCGCATACTTCTCCATGACCGATGCGGGGCGCGTGAAGGGCAGTTTCAAATTTAACGGTTCGATTCCTGGTGAACTGGTAGAGAGCTTGCGGCAGCTTTGACGGAAACGGACCTTCCCGAATACTGTTCTTGTGAAAACGTCGCTCATGGCGATCTAGGCCTGATCGAGCCGGACGAACTGGTATCGCGCGTGGTCTGCGATCCGCGCCACATCTCCAAGAAAGACGGTTCGATCAAGCCGGGGGTGTTCCCGCCTTCTCATATCAAAGAGAAGGGTCTGTCATTGATGCGCCGCAATCATCTTTCCGACGACGAACTGAAAAAGCATGCTGATGCTATTGCGTCACATGGCCCCAAAGATACCGCCGTCGGCGTCATCGAGGCCAAGGCCCAGGACATCAGGGCGCTTAAAGAGGAGGACGGGACGCGAAGCGTTTGTCTGTTTGACGATCCAGTCAAAGATGACCCCGCGATCCCCGACAATCCTGCTCACGCGTTACTGATCGCGGCGAAGGAAATGGGCGACGACGACATTGCGGAGATCAGAACGCGCTTGCTGACAGAGGTCTTCGGCGGTCTGCGCCGTTTTGCAGCATAGCTATTCGAACGCTATGGCTGCTTGAACGCAAGCTCACGCGACTGGCCGGTATGGCGACCTGCATTGCGGGACAGTTCGGCCCGTGAGCGACAGCTTTGGGCCGGAAGCATGCACGGCTAGACCCGCACCCGGCACCCCCTCCCGCCTGATTTGCCGGGACGCCTCCCCCTTCGAAATCACAGGTTGATTCGACGCGAAGCTTACGCCTCATGTGTCGTCGAGGAGACCTGTGATGCCCGTGCACCTGACCGAATCCAGCCTGAAAAAGCTCGAACCCAGGGCCCGCCGGTACCGCGTGGGCGATGACAAGGTCACCGGTTTCGGGGTGCGGGTCTATCCCAACGGCACAAGGGTCTTCCGGTTCGAATGCCAACAGGGGCGTCGGCAGATCTCGGCGCGGATCGGCGAATGGCCGGCCTGGAGCGTGACTGCGGCGCGGGAGCGGGCCAAGGAACTGCGCCGGATGGTGGACATGGGCCAGGACCCGACCGAGGAGCGCAACCGGAAGAACGGCGCCACGGTGGCCGAGCTGATCGAGCGGTACGGCGAAGAACACCTGCCGCATCTCGCCCCGCGCAGTGCGGCGGACCAGAAATCCATGCTACAGCGTTATGTTGTGCCCCATTGGGGCCGGCGGCTCGTCAGGGAAATCGAACCCAGCGACGTAAACAAGCTGCTGACCATGATTGCCGAGGGCACCATCGACCCGAAGAAGAAGGACCGCCCCAAGCACGTGCGCGCCAACCGCACCGGCGAGGTGCTGCGCAAGATGTTCAACCTTGCAGTCGAATGGGGGATGCGCAAGGACAACCCGGCCTCGTCATTCCGCCGCCAATTGGAGCAGGAGCGCGAACGGTTCCTGACGCAGAAGGAACTGGCCCGGCTGGCCGTCGCGCTTGATGCTGATCGTGACGATCGCACGGTGGGCATCATCCGCATGTGCATGCTGACGGGCGCCCGGCTGGGCGAGGTGCGCTGCGCGCGGTTCGAGCATTTCAACCTCGAGAACCTGACCTGGACGAAACCGGCCAGCATGACGAAGCAGCGCAGGATTCACCGTCTGCCGATTTCCGAGGAGGTCGCGGCCATCGTGCGCCAGCGCCGGCTGGTGGTGCCAAAGGGTTGCCCGTGGCTGTTCCCGGGCGAGGTCGAGGGACAGCCGGTGCAGGAAATCCGCCGCGGCTGGCGCCGCATCCGCGCGGCCGCCGGGCTGGACGACGTCCGCATCCACGATCTGCGCCACACCTTTGCATCGCTCTTGGTCAGCCGGGGCGCATCGCTCGAGATAGTGGCAAAGCTCCTTGGCCACGCACAGGTCCAGACTACCCAGCGTTATGCCCACCTGGCCGATGCGCCGCTGCGCGGCGGTGTCGATGCCGTGGCCGAGATGCTGCGGCCCCGGCCCAGGGTGGTGGCGACCCGTCAGCCCTGACCCTGAAGTTCGCGCCAGAGTGGCGTCAGTCGGCGCCGCGCTGTGCTCTCGTTAGGCACATCGCCCTGCTAGGCAAACCAATCCAGCGCCCAGCGTACCAGCTCCGACTGGCTGGCAGGCGCGCCATCTCGCGTGGCCCGTGCGATCAGGCCATAGGCCATCTTTTCCCAGTCATACCGCAAGGCACCGCCAGCGCGGACCATGACCAGCCCATCCTCGGCCTCGAAACGCGCCGCGGCATGCCCCTGGATCGCGAGATCCCGGAGGCACATGAAAACGCCTTTGGCGCATTGATAGAACCCGTGTTGCGCCAAGTCTCCCCATTGGCAATGCACGGCAACCACAGGTAGCGTTCAACAGAACTTGTAATTCATAAGAAAAATGCCAAGATCCTTCGCGGAACAAGCATAAGACCCGTGAGGACGCCAGTTCCGATAGTGTGGTGGTGTTCCAAGCTCCCCACACAGAAAGCGCCCCGAGAGGGGCGCTTTCTTTTATGGGAACAACGTGATCCGTCACGTCTTCATATGAAAGACACGCAGACCGGGTGCGGATGGATCATCGTCACTCGTAGCATATTTGGGCAAACGATATTTGTTGCCGTCATAGACAACGACACCGTCTTTCTTGAGTCGTGAGAGGAGCGACGAGACAGAGGCACGTTCGATCGTCAGCCCCTTCTTGTTCGCAAGCTCGACGGCGTCAGTGGCATTCAGGCCCGTGGTTCCCACATCTTCCAGAAGGTCGAGCACGATGCCCTTGATCTGGGTGCGTTTCCCGCTTGAAGGCTTTGAGCTCTCCTCGGCCGAGACCAGCGCAATGGCTCTCTCGATGCCCTTGATTTCGTTGTCCAGCGCTTCCCGCTGACGCAACAGTTTCTCGCGTTCCTCCAAGAGTCGCTTTTTCATCTCTTTGGTTTTCCGGCTTGCCATTTCATCCTCCGGAACAAGCATTGCATGGTGCCGCTGACGGGATTCGAACCCGCATGCCCGTGAGGACGCCCCATTCCAAGTGGGGTGCGTCTACCAGTTCCGCCACGGCGGCATATTGCTAACATAGAGCGCCCCACATTCTTGTCAACGTTGATTGCGTTGATTCCGCGCCGTCAATGTCATTTTTGCCGCGCAACGATAGTCAATGTCGGATTTCTTGAGATTGTAAACGTCCGCCGCGAATGCCTGGTGGCGGCGACCGACGCCGGCAATGGCTGGGTGGAGGTGCGGGTGAACGCCCGAGGCGAGATCGTTGTGTCGGTCTACGAGCCCGCGATGCTGACCCTCTGGGCGGCAGTGCTGCCCGAGGGGGTGCGCAAGGCCAGGCGCCGCTGCCCCACCTGCCAGCATTTCCTGGACCGCGAAGGCGCCGGGCACCTCGCTGGCTGTCCCGAGGAAACCCGCCTTGCCCTGCCAGCCGGGGAGGGCGCGTCATGAGCCATTTCGCTACCACCTGGGCGATCCGCCAGAAGGGCCTGAAACCCGCCACCAAGCTGGTGCTCTGGTACCTCGCCGATCGCCACAACCCCGATTACGGCTGCTTTCCCTCGCAGGAGAGCCTTGCGCGCGATGCTGAGATGTCGCGCGCAAGCGTCAACCGTCACCTCGCGGCGCTCGAGGAGATGGGCCTGATCCGGCGCGTGCGGCGCACCGACACCGCCACCGGCCGGGTCAAGGCGACCCGCTATCTGCTGGCCTTCGAGGACGAGTTCGAGCCGCCACCGGACGAGGCCCCGTGTCTCGAATTGACACACGGTCCGTGTCTCAAAAATGCCGATTCCCGTGTCTCAGATTGCGACACTAACCTTGTAAGTGAACCCGTAAGGATGATGATGACGAAGCAGGCGCGCGAATTTCGCGCTTCCCTGCTGAGCGCGCTGGGCGCCGATCCCGAGACCGGCAAGGTCCGGGGCGAGGGTCACATCCTCGGCACCGCCGCCGACATGGCCGAGGCCGGGCGCTGGCTGGGTGATCTTGGCCTGAGCGAGGCGGAATGTCTCGGCGTCATCCGCGATGTCCTGCGCCGGGCACCCCGGACACCCCACAGCTTTCGCTATTTCCGCGATGCGATGCGGGCTTTCGCCGCTCGCAAGCAGGAAGCGCCCCTGACCCCGAAGGCCGGCAGGGCGCCGAAGCCTGTGCCCACCATCCGCGCCGAGCCTCCCGAGGCATACCACGGGAAGGAAGCAGGCAATGGCTAATGTCGATCTCCTGACCACGCGCTTCAACGAGTGGCTGGAGCGTTATGCCCCGCCCGCTCATCTGCGCGACAGGCCAGAGGCCGCCCAGCGCGAGGCCAATGCCCTCCTGGCCGCCGTCCTGCGCCACGCGCCGGAAAGCCGTGTGGCCGAGTGGATCGAGGCCCTGTGCACGGAACTGGACCGCGCAGCTTCCTCCCGTTGCTGGCCGACCGTGCGCGAGGTCGAGGCGGCAGCCGGCAAGGCGCACCTGGCGCCGGGTCCGCGCGAGCAGGTGACCGGCGACTGGTCGCTCGACGACCCGGCCATCACGGCGAGGCGCATCCGCAACCGCGAGCCCTTTGCCGAGAATCACCTGCATGGCCGGATTGCCGACGAAATGCTGCGCCGAGGGCTGATCACGAGCGCCGAACTCGCGGAACTGCGCAGGATCGTGGCCGCGCGGAAAGACCGCTGGAGGTGATGGCATGAGCGGGAAGGGGAACAAGCTCACCGCCTCGGAAATCGCCGACCGGATGGAGGACGCCGCCCGCACGCTGCGTCGCCTGCCCGACCCGCCGGGTTCCGGCCCGAAAGGCTATGGTCGCTCCTGGCCCGAATACGTGCACGAGGCGAAACATGCCTATGGCTACCACGAGGCCCGCCTGCGGGTGCGGCCGTCTCCCCGCGACATCGCCGAGATGGAGGAATGCTTCGACTGGTTGCGCCTTGTTGCGCCCGAGGATGCGCGCATCATCTGGATGCGGGCCGAGGGCCGCCGCTGGCGCGAGGTCTGCATCGAGGCTGGCTGCGTGCGCCAGACCGCCTGGCGGCGCTGGGTGGCCGCGCTGGCGACGATCGCAAAGCGGGTGAATGGTGGAAAAACCAATACCGGCAATTCACGTTCTGGCAAATGACCACGCCGTGCAATCCCGTGCCGTACCGGGCTATTCCCATCCACCCTGCGCTGGGTGTGGATTGCCTGGCAAAACACGTCGAACTTTGGGCGCGACATTTGCGGGCGTTTCGTGGCAGAAAACGGATAAGCTCGAAGAAGCCTGCCCTCCTCCAGCCGCGCCTGCCCCCCCCATCCTGGGTCCTCCCTGGCGGGATACGTATACGGGGGGGCTTGGCGCGGCATTTCTCCAGCGACAGGGTGTTGTTTTGGGTGCGCAGTCCGGGAGCGCACCTGCCGCTCTGGCGCAGGAAAACCCCATATTTGCCGAGGGTTGTGAGAATTCCACCAAGTGCGCACCTGCGCACCCGGGTGCGCACTCAGGTTCGCAGGTGCGCACCTCAAGCAGATCCGGGTGCGCACCCCGGCAGATACCGCCTCCCTGGCCTCAACTCCGGCCCTGCCCTCGCGCGGGGCCGTTTCTTTTGGCCCTGGGCAAACGCAAGGAACGACCGTGAAGATCAGGATGACGCCCTTGGGCGACCTCACCCCTTACGCCGGGAATGCCCGCACGCATTCGGATGGGCAGATCGCCCAGATTGCCGCCTCGATCGAGGAGTTCGGTTTCACCAACCCGATCCTCGCGGGCAGCGACGGGGTGATTATCGCAGGCCACGGTCGTCTGCTGGCCGCGAAGCGCCTGGGCCTCGACAAAGTGCCGGTCATCACGCTGGACCACCTGACCGAGGCCCAGCGCCGCGCCCTGGTGATCGCCGACAACAGGATCGCCGAGAACGCCGGCTGGGACGAGGGCCTGTTGCGCGCCGAACTGCAGGCCCTGCAGGAAATGGACTTCGACCTCGATCTGGTCGGGTTTTCGGACGAGGAACTGGACGAGTTGCTCGCCGGGCTGGGGGATGAGGACGAACCCTCAGGCGACCTCGCCCCCGCCCCGGTGCCCGATCCCCCAGAAGACCCGGTCACCCGGGTTGGCGATCTCTGGCTGCTGGGCAACCACCGCCTGCTGTGCGGCGACAGCACCAACCTGAAGGACGTCGAGCGGCTGATGAATGGCCAGACCGCCGCGCTGTTCTCGACCGACCCGCCGTATCTTGTGGATTACACGGGTGCCGGGCGACCGAACGACACCGGCAAGGACTGGTCCGACCTCTACCGCGAGGTGGACATCAAGGATGCCGAAGGTTTCCTGCGGGCGGTGTTCCGCAACGCGATCAAGGTCACCCGCAAGGACACCGCCTGGTATTGCTGGCACGCCCACAAGCGGGCTGCGATGATCGAGGCCGTGTGGGCCGATCTCGGCATCCTCAATCACCAGCAGATCGTCTGGGTGAAGCCGGCCGCGATCCCGACCCACAGCTACTATCCATGGCGGCACGAGCCCTGCCTGATGGGTTGGCAGCAGGGCAACAAGCCGCCGCACCTGGGCGGGAACGATCACAATGTCACCAGCGTGTGGGAACTGGACTGGGAAGGTGCTGCCCGGCCGGCCGGCGCCGAACACCCCACCCAGAAGCCGCTCGAGGTGTTTGCGATCCCGATGCGTCGGCACACCAAGAAGGGCGAGATCTGCTTCGAGCCGTTCTCGGGCTCCGGCTCGCAGATCGTCGCGGGCGAGGCGCTGGGGCGGAAGGTGTACGCGATGGAGCTGCAGCCGGCCTTTGTCGACGTGGCGATCAAACGCTGGCAGGAGGTCACGGGACGCCAGGCGGTGCTGGAGGAAACCGGTCAGACCTTTGCCGATGTGGCCGACAACCCGCGCTGAGGCGATGCATGGCGTGGCTGTATCTTCCCCCGGCCTGCCTGCCGGCACAGATGACGCATGCCTCTTCGGCCTCTCGCTCTGCTCCGGCGCCGGCGGGATGGAACTCGGCCTCCACATCGCCTGCCCCCCTCTCGGTGATGCTAGCATCACCTGCCGGGCAGCGGGATATCGAACTGTGGGTTACGTCGAGCGGGATGCCTATGCCGCGGCCATCCTCGTGGCGCGGATGGAAGACGAGGCCCTGGCGCAGGCGCCTGTCTGGGACGACGTTGCCACATTCGACGGCCGACCATGGCGTGGCGCGGTGGACATCCTCACTGCGGGCTACCCGTGCCAGCCGTTCAGCGTGGCGGGCAAGCGCAAAGGCGCAAACGACCCGCGCCATCTCTGGCCGCATGTCGCCCGTATCATCGGGGAATGTGCGCCACCCTTCGTCTTCCTCGAAAACGTTGCCCATCATCTCCGCCTCGGCTTTCCCGAGGTCGCCGGAAGCCTGGTCGGCATGGGCTACAGAGTTGCGGCGGGCCTCTTCACGGCGGCGGAAGTCGGCGCGCCTCACAAGCGCGAGCGGCTGTTCGTGCTCGCCCACCGGGAGGGAGACCACCTGGCCGACCCCGCGCGCCTGCTCGGGGAAACGCTCGAGCGGCGGCAACCGGACGGAAATCCTGAGCCGCTGGCCGACGCCGATGGCAAGCGACGGCAACAAGCCCAGCGCGGGGAACCGCAAGGCGGCGGATCTGACGCACGCCAGCCGCATGTGGCCGACCCCGGCGGCACGCGATGCAAAGGGCGCCAACAGCCGGGATCATGTGGAGAGGAACGGCACCGGCCGCAGGCACATGGATCAGCTTGCGAACTTCACCGTGCATTCCCCCCTGGCCCCGGCGATCTCGGCGCCTGGCGGGACTACCTTCGACACGCCCCGCACGCTGAACCCAGCCTTCGTCGAGGCGCTGATGGGCTGGCCGGCAGGGTGGACCGCCTTCGCCTCTGTGGAAACGGCGTGGTCCCCCTGGTTGCGGCGCATGCGGTTCGAACTCTGGCGACTCAATTGTGCGATGGGTGAAGGGGAGGAATGAAGCAGAGCCGCACCATGTCCCTGATCGAAGCCGTCACCAACGTGGTGGTTGGCTACTGTCTGGCGGTCCTTGCCCAGGCCCTGACATTCCCGGCCTTCGGCCTGCAGGCCACGCTGAACCAGAACCTGCAACTGGCCGCCCTGTTCTCGGCGATCTCGGTACTTCGCTCATACGTCCTGCGACGGGCCTTCGAGGCGGCACGTGTGCGCGCAACAGGCGCCACAACGAACAACGCCGCCCCATGAGGGCAGCGCAAGGGTCCGGGCCTCGTGTGGGCGCCTGTGGCGGCCAGTGCCTCAGCCGCGATCGGGGATGTTGTCGATGGCCTCGATCATCGCTTCAAGCATGGCGTGCTGGGCGCCGGCTTCGGCGTCAGGCTGCAGCCAGTTTGCACTGATCTCGAGCAGCTCGAACAGAGCGGCCTGATCCCCTTCGCGCAGGGCTCTGGCGGCGGCGGTCATCAGGTCGGTGACGGTGTGGATCTGGGCGTGCATGGGGGCGGTCTCCGTGGTGCGTCGTTTCGTGTCCACAGGATTGATCGACCGCGCGCGTCTATCCACTATAATCGCAGCAATATCATGGCTTTATCGAGGGAGTATCGATTACAATCGACCTGATCCTGCACCGGGCAGTCAGTCGGCAATCCGATAGACCCGGCCCCTTTCGGCAACGGCCTCGGTCACCACGTTCAGCCCCAGCCGCTTGCGGAGCTGGCCCGAGATGACGCCACGCGCGGTGTGTTTCTTCCAGCCCGTCGCGGCGACGATCTCATCAAGGGTCGCGCCATCCTTCGTGAGCAGCATCTCGATCAGCAGCGCCTGCTTGGTGCCCTTGCGCCGGGCCGGGCGTTCCGGCGCCGGTTCGGCAATCGGTTCTGGCCGGGGCGGGTCGATCTCGATACCGATTGCCTCGAGCCCGGCGTCGGTGATGGCGAGCGTGGCAAAGCTCCCATCCTGCCGCTGGCGCCAGAGTGCGCCACGCTTGCGGGGGTCGGCATCGATTTCGGTCAGCAGGCCGCGTTCGATCAGCGGGGCAACCACCTTCTTCGCGGCTGCCCCACGCAACCGCCCTGGCAGCGGCAAGGCAATGCGGTCATCGCGCCGGGAGGCGCGGGACAGGATGAGGGATTGGGTGTCGGTGAGTTCGGGCATCTTGATCTCCGGGTTCCGGGTTCCGGGTTCCGGGTTTCCGGTGCTGTCACGTTTGATCGGCGTGCCGCACGCATCAACGACAATCGCAGCAATATCATGGCGTTATCAGGCGCCGTCGGATTGCATGATGATCGGAGGAGTCCCATGGGGCTGTCCCGCCGCGCCTATGCCCGCCACCGCGGCGTCGCCGAAAGCGCCGTCCGCAAGGCCATCGCCGCGGGCCGGATCACGCTGGAAAAGGACGGCACGATCGATCCCGTCAAGGCCGACCGCGAGTGGGACCTGCAGACCGATCCGGTGAAGCGGCGCGGCAGTCCCACCCCCCGCTCCGCCCGCAAGGCGGTCGACGATACCCTGGCCGAGGCCGGCCCCGTGGGCCCCGCCGCCTTCATGCGCGCGCGGGCGGCGCGCGAGATGATCGGCGCCCAGACCGCGAAGGTGAAGCTCGCGAAGCTGAAGGGCGAGCTGGTCGACAAGGCAAAGGCCACGGCGCTGGTCTTCGACCTTGCCCGGCGCGAGCGCGACGCCTGGATGAACTGGCCGCCACGGGTCGCCGCCGACATGGCGGCGGAGCTGGGCGTGGATCCCCATCTGATGGAGCAGGTGCTGGAGCACCACCTCCGCCGGCACCTCGCGGAGCTGGCGGAGATCGAGATTGAGCTCGGATGAGGACGATGGCACGATGCCGATCAGGGCCGCCTGGCTGAAGGGGCTGGCCCCCGACCCTGCGCTGACAGTGTCGCAATGGGCGGACCGTCACCGGGTGCTCTCATCCCGCGCGGCCTCGGAAGCGGGCCCCTACCGCACCTCCCGCACGCCCTACATGCGGGGGATCATGGATGCGCTGAGCCCAAGCGATCCGGCCCGGCGCGTGGTGTTCATGAAGCCGGCGCAGGTGGGTGCCACCGAGGCCGGCAACAACTGGATCGGGTTCTGCATTCACCGCGCGCCGGGGCCGATGCTGGCAGTGCAGCCCACCGTCGATCTCGCCAAGCGACTGAGCCAGCAACGCATCGACCCGCTGATCGAGGACAGCCCGGCATTGAGGGACCTGGTCAGTCCGTCGCGCAGCCGGGATTCCGGCAACACGGTCCTGGCCAAGCGCTTTCCCGGCGGGCAACTGATCCTGACCGGGGCGAACTCGGCGGTCGGTCTGCGCTCGATGCCGGCGCGCTGGGTGTTCATGGACGAGGTGGATGCCTACCCGGGCGATGTCGATGGCGAGGGCGACCCGGTGCAGCTGGCGGAAGCCCGCACCAACAGCTTCGGGCACCGCGCCAAGATCTTCCTCGCCTCGACCCCGACGGTCACGGGGCTGAGCCGGATCGAGCGGGAGTTCGAACTTTCCGACCAGCGCCGGTACTTCGTGCCCTGCCCTCATTGCGGGGGCCTGCAATGGCTGAAGTTCGAGCGGTTGCGCTGGGAGAAGGGCAGGCCGGAGACAGCCCGTTACATCTGCGAGCACTGCGAGGAGCCGATCGAGGAGCGGTTCAAGACGCAGATGATGGCGGAAGAAAACGGCGCCTGCTGGCAAGCCACGGCCGATGAAGAAACCCGCGTCAAGGCCGAGGCCGCCGGGATCGTCGGCTTCCACATCAACGGCCTCTACTCGCCACTGGGCTGGCTTTCCTGGGCCGCCATTGCCCGCAAATGGGAAGAGGCAAAGGGCAACGATTCCGCCTTGAAGACACTGAAGAACACCATTCTCGGCGAGACCTGGGCCGAAAGCGGCGAGGCGCCGGACTGGCAGCGGCTTTACGAGCGGCGCGATCGCTGGGCAGCGGGCAAGGTGCCGGAACGCGGCCTGTTCCTGACTGCCGGGGCCGACGTGCAGAAGGACCGGATCGAGGTCGATGTCTGGGCCTGGGGGCGCGGGCTGGAAAGCTGGCTGATCGACCATGTGGTGATCGAGGCCGGGCCGCATGTGCCCGAGGCCTGGGACGAACTCTCGGCCCTGCTCGCCCGCACCTGGCCCCACGAAAACGGTGCGCAGATGCAGATCGGCAAGTTGGCGATCGACACGGGGTACGAGAGTGCCGCCGTCTACAGCTGGGCACGCCAGCAGACCGGTGCGCAGGTCGCCCCGGTGAAGGGCGTCGAGGGGTTCAACCGCGCCTCACCGGTCACGGGCCCGACCCTTGTCGATGCCACCGAGGGCGGCAAACGCATCCGGCGCGGGGCAAAGCTCTGGACCGTCGCCACGGCGGTGTTCAAGTCGGAAACCTATCGCTTCCTGCGTCTGCCGCGACCGACCGATGAGGAAATCGACTTCGGCCAGGGCTTCCCTTCCGGTTCCATCCACCTGCCAGACTGGATCGACAGCGAATGGCTGAAGCAGTTGACGGCCGAGCAGCTGGTCACCCGGCGCGACCGGCGCGGGTTTGCCAGGATGGAATGGCAGAAGATGCGCGAGCGCAACGAGGCGCTGGACTGCCGGGTCTATGCCCGTGCCGCCGCCTGGCTGTTCGGGGCCGAGCGCTGGGCCGAAAGCACCTGGCAGTCGCTGGAGGCGCAGGTGGGGATCAGGCCGGACGAGGAAGAGCCGGTTCTCGACGCTCCTGAGCCAAGACCAGAGCCCACCGCCGGCCAGCCGCGCACTCCGCGGCGCAGGCGGCGGGTCTATACGCCGAACATGATGAGGTAAGCGATGACGCTATCCGAGATGCAGGCGCAGCTCGACGCGCTGCTGGCCGCCCGGTTCCGGGGCATCCGGTCGGTGAGCTACGAGGGGAAGACCGTGACCTATGGTTCCGATGCCGAAATGGCCAAGGTGATCACGGATCTGGAAGCCCGCATTGC